GGCTTGGTGATGGTTACCTGTGCGCCTCCCGGCACCGGGTAATCTGCTGTGGTCGCGACCACCGGGGCGGTTTCACCAAAGCGGATGTAGCAGACATTTGCGCCGAGGTTGGTCAGGCAGACGGTCTGCGTGGCGCCAGTAACCGTTGCGGTGGCCGATGCCGCTCCTGGGGACACGATGACGCCACGGTTGTAGCCTGGCGAAAATGGGGCTGAGTTGTAAGGCATTGGGTTCGTCTCCTAAAAATTAGCCGATGCGATACCAAGAGTTGGTCGCTTGGTAGAAACGCATGGTGAAGAACGCATTGGCGGCCAAGGTGGTTGGCGCTCCGAATGCCGCGGCAGCGCCGTTGAGCGCCAACGTGAATGCCGTGATGATCTGCGTGGTGGTTACCAGCAACTGCGTCCCGTCTGGCGTCCCGGTGTTGAGCGGGAGCGTGATCGTGCCGGTGGCCAGCGTGCCGGCTGGCTGCAGCAACATCCACTGCTGCTCACTTACCGGCGTCGGGACCGTGACGTTGAACCCGGCGCCTGGGGTGTAGAGGTTCGTGGAGACGGTAGGCGCTGCGAAGACGGTCTGAAAGTACGCCAGCAGTTGACTGACAGAGACCTTGCGAGCATCGCCGTTGTTCGGGACGTAGATCGGCAGCAGATCGCCACCGGATACCTGACTGAGGCCTGCTAGTTGATTGATCGTCGGCATGTGTGGCCTCTTTCAGGTGTATTCGAGCGGGCCGTCCTGGCCGGCCAGGGTTGGGTAGACAGGCTGCGCCAGGAATGGATTGTCGTAGACCCTCCAGGGCTTGTTGCCTGCGCCAGATGGCATGGTTCCTGGCATCTGTTGCTCAATCGGCATGGCGGCCCTGGACAGGAGGGTATTGTACGTCTCCTTGGCTGTCATCTTGGTGTCGGGCATGACCTGCTTGCCGTAGGACGGAGCCAGCTTCACGCCGAGATTGGTGTAGATTGCTTCGTTGGACGAGTCTGGGACGTTGGTCTGCTCGTCCAGATCGCTATCCTGCGGGCTCGAGGGGAGCGGGTAGCCTAAGCGGATGCCGAGTGCATTCCAGGATGCGATCATGGTATCGAGTCGGCGCAGAGCGCTGTCGAGTTGCTCCGGCGTGAGATCAAAGACGTACGACGCCAGCCCGATTTCCTCGAAGGCCTGCGTTACGAACTGGCGCTTTGTCCATCCCATGCTCAGACTCCTGTGATTCGGTGCTGGATCAATTGTCCCAGCTTTCTGTCCGGCGTGCGACCGTCGAAGCGAATGTCTAGCTCTCGCGCTTTGATCTCAAGTTCTTGCCGCGTCGGTGGCGCGTCATCCTTCGGGGCTGGTGCTGCCGCCTTGGCCAACTCGCGCCAGTCTAGTGGCTTTGAGGGCTTGTGCTTCTTGACTGGCTTGCGCAGCCACTTGGCCTTGATCTTAACCGGGCCGCTGGCCTTGTCGCCAGCAGCGATGATAGCCTCATCGGACGATGCAAACCAGCCGGCTGCCAGCTTGGCGTCGGCCTGCTCTTGGGTCTGTACGCCGATGATCTTGTAGGTGCCAGTGCCGCCAGGCTTTGGGATTTGCCCTGGCGACTGGTAGAGCATGGCCGGGAGTTGCATTACTTCTTGGCCTTCATGGGCTTGGCTGCTGGGGCTTTTCCGGGCTTTCCAGCCTTCATTGCAGCAGTCCTTGCGGTAGATAGCGCAACGGCGATGGCTTGCTTCTGGGGCATCCCTGCCTTCATCTCTTTGCCGATGTTTTTAGAGATCGACTTTTCGGAGTAGCCTTTTTTTAGGGGCATGGCGTTCTTTCCTGTTTGCGTTTCTCACGGGCCAACTGCATGGATGCTAGGCGCTTGGCCCTGATAACAGGGTCTTGCCACGAGTTGGCTGTCTTGCCTGCAATTTTCTGCTTTGTGCTGTCGTTTCGCGGCGAACGTTTGCGAGCTTTGGCCGCAGCACTCATCTTGGCCTTGGATTCTGGCGTTCGCTCGTAAGCGGCTAGTTTTTGCTTGGTCGAATCTGGCATTGCATAGCCGGATGCCTTGCGCTCTTGCCAAGTTAGTTTAGTTTGAACTGATCGTGCCGCACGTTTTTCATCTGTCCACGATGCCTTGAGGCCGTCTGAAACCTTCTTGCGGTATTCCTCGTCTTTCCAGCGCTCATTTGATACTTCAACCCATGAGGAAACGTCAGAGTATTTTCGGCCTGTAGCTTTTGCAGAAATCTTTGCGGCAACATCTGGATTCTTGGATGGGGCTGTTTCACCACCATAGGCGACGTTGTACCCTTGTGGGGCCAACGCGCCTAAGGCAATGATTGCTGCTTTTTCAGCAGCGTGCAGTTCTTCTTGCGTGTCAAACTCAGCAATCAATGAGATAGCCGGCTCGCCATATTTGCGCCACGCACAATGCACAGGGAGCAAACTTCCGCTTCTAACGGACCGTTTGTGTTGCGCAATGCGGGTGTTCATAGTGCGCACCGTTTGCCCAATGTAGGCCTTGCCTGACGCAAAAAGCAACTTGTAGAGGGTGTGCATATCATGCTCCTGATTTGATTCAAGAGCATGATAGCACACTAAACGGTATTATGCTGTTTAATTATTGATTAAAAAGCAAAATTCCGCTCATTTCCGGCTGTTTATTCACAACACCGAACAAGGTATCAAGACGGTACTTGATAATCATGCTGTCGATATCGTAGAACTTCTGCATCACCAGCTCCACGCCCTGGTCGGTAGTAGCACGCATCACTGCGGTGCCAGCATCGGACGGGATGGCGTAACGGCCTGGCAGGATTTCCAGCGAATCCTTTTGCCAGAACACATTGATTGCCGAGGCTCCAGTGTTGAGCCAGTTCAGTGCCGCAGCGCCGGCAGCGGTAACTAGCTGAACGTTCTTGTACTGCAGTTCAGCATCGGTAGCCGGTGCGGTGGCTGCAATGATCGGAGGGCTGATGACCAAGGTCACGCCACCGGCAGGAACGCTGATAACGCGGAAGGTCTTCAGTTGACCGGTGTCCACTTTGGTGATGTGATGCACCGCGTAGATACCGTCAATCGTGAACGCATCGCCAGCCACAACGCCAACCGAGTTGGACACGGTAACGGTTTGGTAGCGGTTGTCTACGTTGATCTGGCCGCCGACCGAGGTCGAGGTAGCCTGTGGCACGTACTGAGCCTGGGCGCCACTAGTGTCGATGGTGGTTACGCCACCAGCTGCCACGGCGATGCGGTTGGCGTAGTCGAACTTGTAGGTGTCGAAGCCCGCGACCATCCCGACCTGGTTACGCTCGTAAGCGAGGTTAGATTTCGGGTTGCCGAAGGAGCGAGTCGCCACCGCCAAGTTGCCGGCCATGCCGTTGTAATCGCGGCTGGACAGGCCCAGGAAGCGATCATAGTCAGGCACGCCCTGCTCGTTCATGATCGTGTCGCACAGGCTCACGTCGTCATAGTCGCCGGCGGCGCCAACGATAGGAACCACCAGCGTGCCCTGAGCGGCTGCGGTGTTCATGATCGCCACGTTGATATCGCTGGCCAACTTCTGCTTCGCGCTCTCGCCCAGGCGGCCCTCTTGCAGCGCATCGCGCAGGTCGAGGGTTGTCATGGTCCAAGGCACCGTTTGGCTGAAGCCGATGGTGCTGGGAACTGACAACTGAGTCATGTTCTGGTACGTCACTGGCGTGCCGGGTGCGCTGGTTTGCGACTGGGCAATGTAGGGCATCGGACGCCAGATGGTGTCGTTGGTACGGGCCATCATCGTCTGGTCGGTGTTGTAGACCGAGACGTGGCGCGACAGAACCAGCAAATCCTGGAAACCTTCGAGAATGTCTTCGAATGCTACGCGCTCTTCTTTTGAGAATGAATTGCTCATGATAAATCCTTAGATTAAAACTATTTGGATGCCGCTCGCTTTTGCGCTTTGTACTGGATGACCTTGGTCATGTTGCCAGTCTTCTCCGCTTCTGCTCGCAGACGTTCTAGGGTTGAGTCCACCGCCCCTGATGATCGGCCAGTTCCTGACACGATTTTCTCGGGCGGCGGGGCTGCTTTGCGGTTCGTCACTTTTAAGTCCTTCTCCAGTTTCGCTACCGCAAAAGCAAACTTCACGGGGTCTGTAATCTCGGATAGCTCCTTCGCCTTCTTCAGGTTCTTACCGAGTGCGTAAATCACCAGTGCCGGATTCTCGGCACCTTGTAGCACAACGCCTTGCTGGGTGATGCTGAAGAGCTCCTGGGCCACGGCCTCGGCGTCTTCAAAATCCTTCACTCGCAGTTCGGCTTTCGCCTTACCGTAGCTGTCCAGCTTGGACTGCCAGGCCTTCTGCTGAGTCATAACTTCAGCTTCTTGCCTGGCGCTTACATCGGCGGCTTTTCTTTTCAGATCAAACCAGTCCGACAGTGCTACTTCAAACTTGTCTGCGTCGTAATCGTGATCCTCAAGCGTTGGCTTTTTTCCCAGCGCGACCGGTTTGGTCTCAGTCTGCGTGGTTTGTAGCTTGGCTTGCAGATCGCGGTTCTGGCGCTGCAGTTCTCGGTGTGACTTGCGCAGCTCGCGAACCCATTCCGGTGCGTGAGTCTGTTCCTCGGGAGGCGGCGCTTCCTCCCCGATGGATACTACAACCTCCTCCTCGGCATCATCAGACTCTTCCTGGCCGGCAACTGGGTCGCTGCTGTCCTCGGTGCTGTCCTCAATAACGCCAGTGTCTTGGTCGTCCTCTCCAATATCTGCCTGCTTCATTTTGACCCCATCAAACTCACCCATTTAGAACGGCTGGGCGGATGCCGTTGATACATTCTGAACTATTTTAGAGCATCTGACAATAGATCACGCGCCCTGGCCCTGGATCATCCGTTGGATGGCCTCGGCATTGGTGATCGCCATGTTCTGCGCAGACTCGTCCACCTTGCCAAGTGTCTCCAGAGTCTGAGCTCTCCGAAGCTCCGAGTTGGCAATAGTCTCGACCGTATCGGCCCGAGCCTTGGCGGCCTTGGCCTCTTCGTTGGCGGCTGCGGCCTGCAAGTACATGGTGTTCGGGTCTTGCGGCGTGTTTTGCATTTCCGCCATCAACTCTTCCTTCTCCTTGTCCGTTGGCTGGACCACGCCCATGCGCAGGAGTTTCTTGCGGAAGTAAGAATTCGCATCCTCGATGCCCTCGCCCTCCATATTCATCATCGCCATAGCGCCGAGCACCTGGGCCGTCTCGGGGTCTTGGGTGATCTGGAGCATGCCGGTAAGAGCTCGCACCGTGGCGGCCTTCTTGCTGCTGCTCGATGGGCCAACGTCAACGTTGACGTCAAACGCCGCAGCGCCGAGGTCGTTGGCCATGACCATCTCGCCGGTTTCCTGGTCAATCGTTGGCTGCATCAACTCCACAATGTCGGTCTCGCCAGTCTGGGTAAGCGTTTTCATCCGCCGCTTGCTCTCGGTGTAGACGTCCTTGGCCATCGACAGCCAAATCTCACCGCAGCGCTTCATGCCCTTGGCGAAGTTGCTCATGTAGATGAAGGTCTGCATGTCCACCCGGGCCTGGATCATCTCGACGGCCTTGCCGGAGACGTTGCTTACCATCTTGTCTGCGCCTTGGGGATTGCCCAAGATATCTTGCATGTCGGTTTCGGTGATCTGGAGCAGTGCCGCCATAGCGGGCGGGATGTTGGGGCTTTTCGTGTAGGCGACTGGCCCGCTGATGGCCTGGTTGCCGTTCTGGTCGGTCACCGGGTTGATGAGCAGGTACGGATAGTCTTTTAGGTTGTCCTCGGCCCACATCATCTGATGGCCGGCGACCTGCTCGGGCACCAGTATCGGTTTTTCGACCGATGACAAGGCGCTGATCTCGCCGAGCTTTGAGAGTTGCATGTTCTTCAGGCGCTGGGCGTCTTTGGCCAGGCGCACGTGACCCATGCAGCGCTCGATGTTGTCCACGAACCAGCGCTTGCCGAATACCGGAACAATCGGGATGCACTTGCCGGCGATGTACCCGGCGTCATCAAGCACCTTGCCGCCTGACATGACGTACTTGCGGACCTTCTTGCGCTTGACGCGCTTCTGCCGAATCTCCAGGCTGCCGACCGCCAGCAGGGTTTCCTCGAGCGTATCGTCGTTGGCGAAATCGGCCTGGCTGTAGCGCTCCTCCTCGCCGGTAATTGTCTGGAAAATGCGGATGGTCTCGCTCTTTTCCTCGACCTTGTAGTACTCGGCGACGTAGACAACGTCAGGCGTGCACCAGTCAAACTCGTACTGGTGGATGATCTTGGGCCAGTCGGTCGGATCGTCGCCCCAGGTGTCTTTGTACGCCTGGCGGGTCATGCTGGTGACAACGAAGCAGTACTTGGCGTC